CATAGCGAAACTCCGTCAGCATTTCTTTGGCTTTCAGCCTGCGAACTGCCGCCGCTGGATTGACAATCTCAAGTAGTTTGTCGATGAAATTTGTTTTCGGCTTCATATACGAAATGAGGCAAGGGTTTTGTTTGTCCCTTTGCGGCGTTTTTCATTTAGGGCTTTAGTCGCCGCCTCTAGTTTTTCAGCTACAAACTGAATGTCCCTGCTTGCGGTAATCCCTCCACCGCTATTGCTTGTAAATTCGGAACGGTATTTTTGTTTTAAGGTTTCAATTTCAACCTCTAATTCATCAACCGAAAAAGATCGGTAAATCAGCAAATGGTCGGCAGGCATACTAATTGCCCTCCCTGTCAACAGCCGTTGGCTCGCTCACGGCTATTTTTGTAATCATAGCCGCCACTAGGTTCATGCACTCGCAATCAAGCGCGTGGTTATCTTTGCGAATTTGAACCCACTCGTAACTTATGCGTCCCTTGGCATCTACTCGCTCCTCGCGAATTTCAGCCGTCACCTCATCTAAATACTGTTGAGAAATATCGGCAGGCATTTCCCAAGGAGCGGCAAGCCCCTTCATGTGTTGCAGGAGAATGTCTTTTGTTAGGTGGTTTGCCCACAGGAACAACTTTACGGGTTTGAGTTTCCCTTGGAGGGCGGTTCCGATTGCTGGGTCTGCTCGCGAACTTGTCCAGCAACGGCGAACTCCGTCATGCGAATATGCCTGAACACCGTCTCCCTTGAATGCCTTCCACTTGTGTTCGCTTTTGACGATTTCTTGATAGACCACCGTGGCGTTGTAGCCCGTATCAATCACCACATCGTCGTTGTCCACGGCGAGATCAATAATCAACTGCCGCAACTCGTCCCAATTCCATACGCGCCCGTAATCCACAAGGCGGCTTGCCCCTCCGTTTGCCCACGCACGGCACAGGTAAACAAGATGGTCTTTCTGAACATCGACTGAAAGGAAACGCCGCTTCTCGTTTTTCCATGTGCTTCGGATTGTGTAATCGGCCTTTCTTTCCTCAAGCCACTTCCAATCTTTAATGTCTTTCATTCCGTCTTCCCAAGGTTGTCCAAGGGATTCGTTGATGAATGACTTTAGTTTTTCATGGTCATGCCATGTCAGACTTTTGTGCGCCTGTAAAAACTCCTCTACTAAATCGCGCCACCGAACCCACGGCGGAAGCATGGCATTCCAAGTAAAGCTGACTCGGTTTGCTGGCGCGTCAGGATTGTGTGAAATCCACTCGCCGCTTAAAGCAAGGGCGCGGCGATCCTGCGGCTTGTCGTGAATATGATGCTCGCACTTTGGACATTCTAGCCGAATCGTCGGCGCAAGTTTGTCGAAATTCCACGATCCGTTCGGGCGGGTTTGCTCGTTGTCATCCCATTTCAACTGTTCCCACTCTAAATGGAACCGCCCTTTGCATTTTGGGCATTGAACATAGTAATGCCGTTGATCCCCGCTCAAAAAGGCTTGATGAACCTCGTCGTGTTGTGAGTCCGGCGTTGAGATAATAACGCGCCTTGCATTCCAGAATGCCCGCGTGCGCTTCAAGACCATTTCCAACGCCCCTGCCGGATAGTTGCGAACTTCATCCAGAAATAGCCAGCGGATCGGCTTTGATTGCAGTTTTGAAGGGCTGTTCGCTCCGTTTACGATCAGAGGCATCGAGGCAAAGTCAATTTCAGTTCCGCGAATGCCGCCTCGCTCTTTCGGCATTAGGTCGGAAACGGGCTTGCAGTCTTCTAATGTCGGCAAAAGACGAGTCCTAAAGAATGTTCTGGCTTCATCCTGTGCCGCCATAACCCACATGGCAGGGCCAGCGTCTTCTGAAACTGCCCACGCGAGCAAAATCATAATCGTTTGCGTCTTTGATGATTGCGCTGAACACATTACGGAAATCTCCGACACGGAGTTGTCCGCAAAAACTTCCATTAGTGATTTCGTCCACGGCGCGGTATCTGCGCGGAACTTCCCAGCAAACGGCGATGTCTTGTCGATTACAATGTTGTCTTCCGCCCAAGCCCACGGCGGGCGGCGGTCGATTGGTCGCCACGCTTCCCGCGCCGTTTTCTCAATAAGGCTAATCCCACTTTTTTTCATGCAACTTCCTTATTACTTCGTCCACCTGATCCTTAATGCGCTTTTCGGCTTCGGCTATCTTCATCCCAACAACTTGAGGAGCAAGGGTGCTTGGCATTTGCTCCAAAACTTTTTTTGCCGTTGCCACCATGCGGAATACTTCCCGCGACACTTCGTCGTTTGCCGTGTAGTTTCCGCGAGCTACTTCTAGTTCCAAGTCTAGCCGCTCGCAGATTGTCCGTAGCCTCCTAACCTCTAGCTTGTTCCGTTCGTCCGTAGGGTCTTCTTCAAGAACTTTCCTTCCAGTTTTTGAGGCCCATTCTCGAAACTCTGGAATGTTATACCGCCCATCTGATCTTGCTTGCGGGCATCCCTTGATTTTAAGCCATCGCTGGATCGTTTTTCTTTCGACGCCTAACAGGTCGGCAAGTTCGACTTGGTTTTTTGCCCAGCCCTGTTGTCCATCCCCGCCATCCCCTCCATCTGCTAACCCCTGAATTTGGGAAAGCTCCATACTAGACAGGGTTTTCCCCTCTGTAACCTTACGAATAATGTTGAGAAGATTCTTTTTAAGAATCTTGCTCGCTACCTCCGCTCCTTTACCGTCAATTTTTTCTTCCATTTTTTTCTGGACTACACATAGATCGCGGGCTTATATTCGTATGCTCAATGAAAACAAGCTATTACACACACGCCGCATCCCTAAATAGAACAAAGTTTTTCCTAGTCCGCACATCGCTTGGCTCGCCAAGGTTTCTCAAGTGCGATGAAAACGCGCAGTTTCTTGCGCCAGATCGCGAGTGGCTTGATTTAAGCGAGTCGGCGTATAGGCGTAAATACATTGCCAAGTTAAATAAGTTCGGTGTTCCCGCTTTCAAATCCGAGTTTTCTAAAATTCAAAAAGCCGCCGGTAAACGGGAAATTGTTCTCCTTTGCTACGAGTCTCTTTCGCCAGAAAAAGTTGCAGAAGGGCAATTCTGTCACCGCACAATCTTTGCTGATTGGTGGGAGCAACAAACTGGCGAAAAAGTTGCTGAAATTAGTCCTCATCAGAAGGTGCAGATTCAGCCGACGCTTCTTTAAGCAGACCTTGTAATTTTCTGCCGTCGATATAGCGGTTGTCTTCAAGGCCAAGCGCGTCAGTAAAATCTTTGCGACTCGCATAATTCTTGAAAACGACTACGCAATAAAAGTCGGGGTCATTATTGTCTTCTGCTCCTTTGACAAGCTGTTCGTTTGCTTCCCTCGCTTTTCGCAACTGCTCTGCCATCACTTCGATGGCGGAATTTTCAGCCGCTTCGGGCGACTCGCCGAAAAGTTGGTAAACATCCCCTAGATCAAAGCCTGTATTTTCGAGTTCGATTTCCGCGTCTTTCAAAAGGGTGTTCAGCTTTTCTAAATCCCAATCGCCCTGCGCGTTTGCGTTGTTTAGAAAAACATTAAGTTCCTTTTCCGTCTTCAAGTCCACATCGACCACGGCAACCGACATGGAATAATCCATTGTGCGCTCCAAATCATCCAGAGCGGCGACACGCTGATGCCCTCCTACAATATGTCCTGTGCGCTTGTTCCAGCAAATCGGCTGAACCAAGCCCATCTTGCCAAGGCTATCTCGTAGTTTTTTCCGTGAATAATCGGAAATTTGCCGTGGGTTGTAAGGAGCATTTTTGATTTCGCTCCTGTGGATTGTTTCGACAACAAATTTTTGATACTCCGTCTGCTTTTCTGGTTTTTTAGCCATATATTTCCTCTCGTTTTACTACTGCTTCAGCGTAGGGAAACCATTTCAGAATGCGTTGGAAGTCATCTGGAAAGTTGTTGTGAACAAATAGCAGGGAAGGGGTTGAAAGATCGACGCCTGTTGCTGATGCGGCAGTGGACATTTTAGGAACGGGAATCTTTCGGACTTTGCAATAAGCCAAAACATCCATTTTGTTCCACTTGCGAATCGGATAGACCATATCCGTCCACCCTTTTGTTGTATTGAAAAACCGCCGCCGCCATAGGGAGTCGGCATCTTTTGCTCCCGTTACAATGTATTTTGTTCCGGCTTCTGCGCGGGCAAGATCGTAAACATCACGAAGCGTCCAATCCGGCAATGTTTCAGCATTTTTCCCCTCGTCGCAATAAACGCCGTTTTTTAGCGCACGAATCAAAACCCAATGCGGATATTGAACAATCGTGACATTCCACCTCGCTCTTGCGTAGTCCAAAGCGTCCTCCGTGCATTTTAAGTTCGGAACAAAGTGCATGAAGAAGCAATGCACTTTTTTGAAAACGCGGGAGCAAAGGTCGAGACATACCAAGCTGTCTTTGCCGCCGCTAAATGCAACTGTGATAGAGTCGCTTTCTTTCTGTTTCTCTCGCAACAAATCGAGAGTGTCTTGCCAAATTTGCATGATGTTTGATTGGGTTGATAAAAGTCCGCGTGTGGGATGCGCGGCCCCCTTTAGCGACTAACCGCCGCCAGTGCCCTCGTTGGGCTTCGGTTTGCGTCCACCGGGTTTAACCTTTGGTTTAACCTTTGGTTTAACCCTTGCCGTAACCTTGGGCTTTTTGGGCTTCAATTTTGCTTTTGCTTTTGCCATGTCAATTCACCTCCTTCCGTTTCAATTTTTTTGCGGTGTCAATAATGGCTTAATGCGCGGTGATTTGCGGAAAACGCAAAGAAAACAATGCTAAAACCGCCATTCCGCCGTCCAGCAAAGAGCAAAGCGCACAACAGCAACGACTTACGCAAGCAAAAAATCAAAGAAAAAAGGTGACAGACACCGCGAAATATGGGACATTATTGACAGTTCTTTGACAGACAGACGAAGTGGAAAGGCGAGAGGCAAGTCCCTCTCCCGACAACGAGTGCCACAGCACTAGAGGCTAAACCCGATGCAGAGCCGACGACCAGAATGTGACGAGCAGGACGGAACCGAGAAGGCGAAGTGCGGAACCTAAAAACGAACCTCAAAGAGTGGCAGTAGCGAAACGCGAATGTCGGGTAGGTCTGCACAGACCATAAGGGCGGCGAGCGAAAGCGACAAAGTGTGACGAACGAGCCAAGTAAACGGAGTCTCAAACGGAGTGAAAAGACCGAGAAACGGAAGTTGTGCGACAACGGCGCAAGCAAAACCCTGCGCCGCAAACTTGCCACCCTGCACTAGCAGTAAGGGCGAGTAGTTCTGCGACAACAAGAACGACACTCGGAAAATCCTTTTCCATTGTTGAAGTGCCTGTGACTTCACCAACCGCCGCTTATTGCAAACCTCGCAAACCAAGCTGGCAAAAACACCATGCCGTTCATCGGCTCTCAAAAGTTGCCACCCTGCGAGGGGCTAATCACACCAGACTTTGCAAGCGCAAGTCTGCTCGTCCCAAGTCGAGAGCAAAGTGAGAGGGGCCAATCAAACCAAGTAAACATATGTCTAAAGCAAAAATAAACGCCGCGACTGCGGCACTTACAGAAACGCTCCGCAAAAAAATCAAAACCAGTATGTCTGTGGAGCATAGGCACGGAACTTACTGCGTAATGTCGAAGCGGCTTCCGCTCGATATTCTTTGCACCGATGACAACAGTTTAGCGACTGCAAAAATTATGCTGGAGGATTTCTGCCGCCGTTACATTCGGAACCCCAAAAAATTCGCTATCTAAAAACCCATAAATAAGCACACGACATGAAACTGCGAACCAAAACACCAACCGCCGCTCCTGCGGCATCCACCGCTGAAATCGACAACTACAAGGGCAACCCAATGCTTGTCCTTAAATCATCGCCGGACACCAAATGGCCGTTCCAGTTCGGAATCGGCAAAGCCAAGCTGATCTTGGCGCACATCGAAGAAATCGAGCGTTTCGTTGAAAGCAACGGCGCGAGCATCAACTGAATCAAACTCAACCACCACACACGACAATGCCTAGATTAAGAACCGCCACCCTTGATACTCCCGAACTGCGGGAGATCGTTACAAACATCGTTTCCTCCTGCGAGGTCGATATTGATTACAACGAAGTTTGCACAACGCTAACGAAAGACTCCAAAGCGATGCAATCGCTGGCAGAGAATATCTATACTTCCTCACGACTCTGTGATTCTGTCCGCTTGCAATCGCAAGCCACGGCAGAGCGGGAGGCTAAAACAGTTGCCGAACAAGTTAGTAGTGTAGCAACAAAGAACGCTCTCGATTTGATTGTGACGGCAATCAACAATGCGCTCTCTGCGCCAGACGCTTCGCCTAGCAAGGTTCGCCGCAAGCTGTCTCCAGTTTTGCCACCGAGCGGCAAGGCTAATGTAGTCGAGCAACAGATCGAACGGTTCTGCGCTCCCAAACGAGCCATCGTCCCGCTTCTGCTTCTTGGCGAGCAAGGTGCTGGCAAGACATACGGAGTTCGTAGTGTAGCTAAAAACTACGATCACTTCATCGAAGTTCCCTGTCATGCGGGGATGGAGGCGAAGGACTTCATCGGCGGCCCGTTGCCAGACGGCAACAAGTTCAGTTGGACAGATGGCGGCATTGCCCGCGCCTTCCGGCTGGCGGCGGCAGGAAAGAGCGTTCTGTTGTTGGTGGACGAGATATTCCGAGTCCCCACCGCTCAACGCTCTGTGTTCCTCACTTGTCTATCTCCTGACGAGACGGGGGCTGAACCTGTTTACAAGCTCAAGACCGAGCGTGTTATTGACGAGAAAGGCGGAGTCAAGTTCACCGAAGAACTCATTGCTCCTGTTGCTAACTTGTCGATAGTCGGCACGACTAACATCGGCGGACAGTTCGCCGTGAGTGAGGATGATCCTGCGATGGCTGAACGATGGATGTTTCACTATGTCTATTGCACCGCGCCAGAAATCAAGCGGGTCATCAAGTCCGTGCTGTTGGAATATAGTGCTTCCGAATCCGAAGCGGACGATATTTCCGACAAGTATGTAGCGTTTTGGCAAAAGGCATCCGAACTCAAAAAGCTCGGCACAATCAACCTTGCGCCAACGATTAGAACGCTGACACGCGCTGTCAAAATTGCCACCGCTCACACCGCTCTTGCTCATCACGAAGCGGTAATGACCGTAGCTCCCATGTGGGCCGGAACCGATCTCGACGGTAGGCTCAACACTCAACAAATCGAAAACATTGCCCTTGCCTCGAAAGGATCATTCAAATGCTAACTCCTGCACAACGCCTACGCTTCCAAACCAAGTTCCTTGCTTTAGAAAAAGAAGAATCCCTGCCAGAGCCGGTTGTATTTAGCTGGCTCAACCCTACGGAACAACCGCCAACAGGCTGTTGGAACTTCAAAGACGGCAAGCACATCATCCGCGTCAACATCAACTGCTCGGACAAATCCGTTGCCACCCGCTCTGCGCGGGCGGCTTCGACATTCGCCGAAATGATTGCCCGCCACGAGTTCTGCCACGCCAAAAAGACCGAGCGTGACTTCGTTAAGATCAACGATCTTTGCAAGCGGGTCAAAGCTCCCTTCATGCTGTTCAATATATTTGAAGACGCACGGATCGAGCATCAGAAGCGGTTGTATTCTGGTAAGTTCAACTGGCTTCGTTGGGAAAAGCCCGCAGATGCGACCACCCCGCTTGGCATATTTTTCGCCTTACTCCAACGCGAGATCATGCCGAGTCATCGGCCCGCTCTGTGGAAACCAAGTGAGTTAGTTCACGGCAAGACATTCCCAATGTATCTTGCTGACAGAACAAACAATCGTTTGTGTCGGATTCTCTGCAACGAAGTTCGTGCTAGTGGCGCGTTTAGCAATCCCGTTCAAACCTTCTCGTTAGTGTTTCAAATCTTCATGGAAGTTTGCCGCACGACTTCGACGCTAGGTTTAGAGGCTTGGCTACAACGCTGGATGGAATTGTTTCCGCAAACCAACGAACGCGGCAACGGCATCAAGGAATTAGTCGAGGGTTCACATTGTAGCGATCAGGTCGCTCCAGAAGTTGTGAACGCCGACTTTGTTCCCGAACCTAGCGAGGCTGGCAAAAGTGGTGACGGCAAGCCTGTTTCCGTGCCACCCGCACCGCTGGCCCGCGACAAGACGCAGTTGGCTGGCCCCAAGACTCGCGACGATTCTGGCGACGAGCCGATCAAGTCCGGCAAGCACATCATGCCTAATTTCCACAAGGACGAACGGCAACAAGGTGACGCAATCGCTGGACTCATTGGCCGCGCCTTCCGTTGCCGAGGTCAAGACAAGATCAAGACGCTATCTAGTTCCAAGCGTCTCAACATTCGCGGCCTTGCTTGTGGCGACATCAGCAAGCCGTTCATCAGAAACGAAGTTCAATCTGTTGGCGTTCCTAGAGTCGCCGCTGTCTTTGACTTCTCTGGCTCGATGAAGGGCAACCCCTCAAGCCATGCTCGCGTTCTGCTATTCGCTCTGAACAAGTTGGCAAAGGCTGGCGCAATCAAGTGCCACGCTTACGCCACTCAAAGCGGTGCTGGATGCTACACTAGCCAAGCCCTTCCCTGCCGTGAGGAAAATATAAATTGGGAAGCGGTAGGAGGATCAGAGGGAATGAGACTGTTCTTCTCTCAAAAGATGCGTGAGTTGCAAGAGTTCGACTCCATCATCGTCTTCACCGATGGCGACATTGGCGATGCTGGCGCGGACTTTAGTTCGCTCCACTCACGCGGCATCTTCCCTGTCGGCGCGTATGTTTCCAATATCTCGCCGCAAGGCTTGTTGTATCAGCAACAGCAGTTGTCCAGATACTTCGACAAGGGCATCGCTCGTCCAGACATGGTGAGTCTGGCAAGCGACATTGCTCGCCTCATCAGCAACTCGCGGTGATTGCTACCCCGATCCGTGCCACCCTGCGCGGATCGGTCAGCAGTCCCCATTCGGGGTTCCCTGCAAACGCAGAAAACAAAACCCTGCCGCCGACAGGTTAAACATTGGCAACACACACGATGGCAAAGACAACACAAACCAACAATGCAACTGCAACCTTCACGGAAGCTCAACTCGATCAAATCCGTTCTATTGTCGCGGATTTCTTAATGAGCGACGAGTTCGATGTGAAGCTCAACCACACCGATGTTGTTGATGCTTGCAAGACCGCATTGCAGGACAAAGAAGTGCAAACCTCGCTCTCCGAAGTCCTCAAGAAGTAACAACCGACAGTCAAAGCCCTGCCGTCACTCGGCGGCAGGGCAACGACTATGAAACGCAAACTCAACCTCCGTGTTGAGCAGGATAAGTTCTACGGACGCTTGTTCGTTCTAATCATGCTCATTTTTGTTCTGTCACTTCAACTTATATCAATCGTATCAAAACTATGAATCCAGCTATTGCATCAAGAATCCAATTCACGCATCCCATCTTTGATGAGATCGAAACCAACTGCCGCACATACAAAAAGCAAGAATGGGACGACGAGCTTCTTGTTGTCACATTCGACTTACATTTCGAGATTCGCGGAAACGGCTATGCCTTTTCTTGCGACTCTGCCGGAAATGTCTTTGAAGACGAACTGTCGGAAGAAGGATTAAAGAACTACAAGTTCGCTTTATATCACGCCGAACTTGGTCGTTGGGACAGCATAAGTGTTCGCCCATACATCAAAAGGTTCCGGCTTTGCGAATGTGGAAGCGGTCTTGAACCAGAGTGGCAATACGATGCGCGTGGCATTGAGTTGTGCCGCGCTTGCCCCAAGTGCCGTTCACGCAAACTGCGCGGCTACCGTCAAGATGTCCTCACTAACTCCAACTATGATTGCGATGAGCAAGTCGAAGCGGATTACTAATATGGACATCACTGCACTTACAACTGAACAACTGCGGCGACTCGCGGCTTCGCTAGACCATTCAATCCATGTGACTGAATGCTACGGAGTCAAAGACTTGTTAGACTTGATCGCCATTGAAAACGAAATCCAGCGCAGAGAAGACTTTGAAGAACGACTAGCGTTTAGCTTCAAAGACGGAACTCTGCACTTAACCAAAAACTAATCAAAACCACACACGACAATGCAACTATACGAAATCTATCCTATCATCGAAGGGGAGTTCACATTCCCCATTACCTGCGAACCTGTGCCGCTAAAAGGTGTCGGCCCCATCATAATAGAAAGGATGCGGGTTATTGAAATGCAAGGCTTCTGGCGCAACTGCCGAGGCGAACACATCCCAATCAATCAAGTTGGATTCAAGGTCGTCCCTGCAACTCATTACGAGGACGAGGAAGACGAGGAAGACAACTTGGACGAAGCAGGGCAACTCAACGGAGCTTGGCATCCATGAGTTAAGTGTTACTTACAAGTTGCCCAACATCCCGCTCCTGCTACGGCAGGGGCGGGATTTTTTTTAGTTTTCGCAAGACCAACTCTCGGTCTGCACTTTCAATTTCGGAAACGCCTCATCCGAAGAAAAGCTCCGATCATAAAACACGACTCTGTTGGTCGGTTGAATCGTGAGTCGCCCGTTGTCGAGTTCGATAAACATGAACTCCTTCGCCTGTTCTGGCTCATCGCTGAATCCGTCTTCCATCGGCGCGACTGTGAACAAATAGTCCCCTTCATATTGTTTGCCGCACACCAACGCCCGACACCGCAACCCGCGTAGATAAGTGTATTCGTGCGCGACCCACTCGTAGCCGTAGCAATCCCACATCTGCGCTTGTTCCGGCGACCAATCCGGCTCGGCATCTTCGCGAAACGCAATGCTGTGTGGTGGCAACTCGCGATAGACTGCGCCGAAATCAAATCGGATGTTGCATCCCCAAGTCCTGCCCGGCCTGCTTACCAACCCAAACCAGATCACTTCTACGAAGCCGCATGGAGTTTCGTGCGTGAACCGTGAATCAATGAAAACATACTTGTGTTTCGGTAGTGAACCAATGAGTCGCGCCATACAATTTCGCGCCTGTTGTCAAATCTTGCGTAACTTTTACCCCAAAAACTTACACATGAGACATTTGAAAATTGCTCAACCAAGTTGAATCTTCGCGCCCTCGCCGGAACCTCCTTCAATTCTGCCCCGAAAAAGATTCCTTACGGGGGGGTATGCACTTGCGTAAGTCGTTGAGACACAATGGCACAACGACTTATGACGCATGATTTCTGCTAGCATCGACAACTCTTGATGGGCGAGCGAACTCAAACGCAACATCCAGCGGTCTTGTGTCGCACCTAAAAAGCTCATGTGAAAACAAAATAAAAACGCATCTAAAACTTTTTTCAAAAAAAATGTTGACGCGGTATCTGAC